GTTACTTCCTTGTTTGCTGCAGTGTCATTATTTTTTGCTTTTTTTGCATTAATTAGCTGATCTGTCGTAGTACCACCTGGGATTGGATCATCTGCTCTTCGATTTGGATCAATTTCAGTAAAACCTAGCATAGGATAGTTTCCGTACAACTTGTCTTCTTCTAAAAGACCTGTTTGGTAATCTGCTTTTGTTTGAGGTTGGTTTTGGTATGTTTCTCTGTTAGCATAATCTGCTGCTATTGAGTTAACAACACCTTGACCCTCCTTTCTATTTCTGTCCCAACCATTACTAACACCATGTAAATCGTCTAAACTTGATGTACTTTGTACAGTTCTGTAATCAGGAAAAAACTCTGCATCTGATTGAGGGGAGTTATATGTCATTCTATTTTGCATTGCGGGGTCTACGACAATATCTTCAGGCGTTCCTAGTAAACTATTTTGTGATTGTTGATACTGTTGCTGAGAGCTTAAATCTACTGGGCCACCCATAAGTCTTTTAGCTGCCATACCTGGGTCTCTTTGGACTGTATTCCAATCCATACCTGTATTGTCAGTTAACCACTGTGTCCCCTGTTTCATAAAGTCTAGCAATGCCATATTAAAATTCCCATTTGTTGTCTTCGATTTTCTTACCATCTGCGATACTTTGCAAATGAGCTATTATTTCATTTACTGTTGTAATTCTCATGTAACATATTTCTCTTGATTGCTTATCATCAACGTCTGAATTAATTAACATATTAACGTGTGTTTTAACTAAGTCTGCCATTGCCTCTTTAAATGATCCGTCATCAACGATTCTTTGTATTGATTCTTCTTCAATCATCTGAGTCTATTCCTGTAACCACTCTAATCGTAATTGGCTCATCACCACCACCAATCTCTTGCATGGCTTTACCATCTAGTCTATCACCTAGCTCTTTAATAGCAGCGATGTCGCCATCTTCAGCCTTAGCATAAAGTGCGTTAGCAACTGCGTGTAGTTTTTTATAGTCTTCTTGGATTGCTAATTTCTTAACAATCTTACCCCAAACTCTTTTCTCTCTTGTTGAGTTTTTGTTTCCTTTGGGTGCGCCTACTTTCTTTTTTACTTCATCTTCCATAATATCCTCTTAAACGTAATAATCTTTATATGAATCACCATCTAATGTTGTTTCAAATGGTTTTGACCAATCTGTTCTTTGTCCGTTACCTGTTGAGTCCATTCCTAGTGCTAAGTATCTAAAAGCATCTGCTGCGTGTGAACTCCAATCATGTAATGGCCTGTTTTGGAATGAGCTAGTTTTTTCGTTAAAGACTCTACGATAATTCTGTAAACACTCTACTCCAGCTCTTGTCTTATCTTTATTAAACCAACAGTTAGGTAATATTCTTCTGACTGCTTGTATTCCATCTTCCACAGAACTCTTAGGTGCAACCTCAATATCTAAACCAGCTTCTGTTAAAAATTGGTATCGAGATTTTCCTGTTTGTAATTCTCTAACATTAACATCGTGTGGCATAATGTGAGTGTAGTCTCTATAACCTTTCTCATCTAACCATTTTATATAATGATCTAATGACTCACCAGATGCTTCATAAAAATCCATTACTCTTACTTCACCACTTATTATTTCTGCTACCCAAATGGCGGTTGAATCAGACATTCCTAAATCCCATGCAGTTACCTTTTGAGTTGCTGCTTCAGGTATAATCTCTCTAATTCTTTGCTTATCAGTAAGTTCTTTTAAAAGCTCTCCGTAGTAAGCTCCGACAATAGGTGCTTCAAAACTAATCTCAAATTCTTGCTCATATTTATTTTCACCCATCGCTTTCTTTGCGTCTTTAAGCTCATCTGGTGCAATTAACTTTGTCTCACTAGCTTTAAACTCTTTAAGTGTCCAAGTTTCGTTATCTTCTGTGTCTGCGAAATCTCTTAGTGTCTTGAAGTGATTTGAGCCTTTAGGTGTTCCGATAAACATTGCCCAACCAATTCGGTCAGATAATGCTGGTCTCACAACCTCTGTAAACAATCCCGGATTTACATCTCCGTACTCATCAATAACACAGCCATCTAAATATATTCCACGCAAACTATCTGGGTTGTCTGCGCCGTACAAACTTATTCTTCTTCCCATGAAATCAACACGCATCTCGCTAACATTTGGAACGCCACCTAATGGCCTAGTGTATTCCTTTAGATAGTCCCATGCTATACGCTTTGCTTGTGAATATGTTGGCGCAATGTATGCGTACTGTGGATTTGGCTTATCGCATTGTAATGCAGCGTGAATTAACTGATTAATTGCAGCGACAGTCTTACCCATACGTCTATGACAGACTGCTACAGTCCACCTATAATCCTTTACTGCTTTGTGGATTGCTTTCTGTGGCTCTCTAGGTACATATCCTGTGCTTACTTCTTCTACGACTGCCATTTAATCTCCTTATAAAACTATACGTTACCTTGTGATGCGTTAGCTAATTTGTCTACAGCGTTAATCATAGACTTCATTTGGTCATTAGAGGCGGTGTTATCATTCTTCTGTTCCTTAATAGCTAACTCTTGCTCTCTTATTTGAATGTCAGCTTCTAGTCTTGCACGTTCTGTTTCTATATCTAGCATTTGTCTTTCAGCATCTAACTGTTGTTGTTGAGCTTTTAGTTGTAACTCTTGTTGTTCTTTTTGAACATTAAACTGTAACTTCTCTGTTTCTAACTGTTGTTTAGCCATATCAGTTTGCGCTTTCATTTCTGCTTTTGCTCTTTCGGCATCTGCTATAGCTTGGGCTGCTTTAACTTGTGGAGGTGTTTTGTCTGCCTTTGCATCCATCTCCATGAGTTTTGCCATCTCTTCGTTTGTAACTTCTTTAATAAATTGTTTGTCATCAGCCATCCCGGAAGCGTTAATAAATTTAGCTAGAGTATCTCTGTACTGCTGAATTGTAACTAATGGATTGTTAATGCCATACTGTTGTAGGATTTGTTCTTGTTTAGCTAGAACCATTTGTAACATACCAATTTTTTCGTTTTGTGTTCCTTTACCAAGCCCAACGTGAACTTCAACACTATATCTATCATCCCATTCTCTAGGATTAACTTCTAATGGCTTACCTGCTATGTTCATTACACGAGGCTCATTTTGGTATTTACAAAGTAAGTGGAATATGCCTTGCATTAGTCCAGTGATTCCAGTGTCTGCAAATGTTCTTGCAATAAGTTCTAGTTTACCTTGGCTCTGTGCGGTCATAGTAGCCACTGCGGTAGCTGATACGTTTTGTAAGACATTAGCATCTAATCCTTGATTAAGGTCAGATACGCCTGTTCTTTTTGCTTGTAATTGGTCTAAGTATTCAAGCATTGGGAATGATTGACTTGCTGATGAGGGTACTTGCATAGGCACGATAGCATTAGGATTCTTCATTCTAATGATACCACCTGCGGTTGAGTTAAGTAAGTCGTCCAGATTTACTTGACCTTCCACCGCACCAACACGTGAATTGTTAGTGAGGTAAAGGTTATCAAGCATTTGTCGGGTAATACTGGTCTTAACAACTTGCAAGTCCATTGTATGGTCTGCCATGCTCTGTCCGTAAAATTCATTAGGCATTGGAAATGGGCATAGGCTGTAGAAAGGAATGTAATCTATTTCTTCATCTGAAAGAATGGTTTTAGATGCGTAGAGTATTTTATGTTTTATTGATTCACCTTCATCGTTACCAATGTCTACATAACATTCATAACAGGCTATAATTTCTTGTGTTGGGTCAACTGTTTTTTCTGTTTGTTGTGTTGTCCAATCATATTCTTGGTTAAACTCAAATCCTTGTTCATCTTCTGTCTTTAGTTCGTCAACGATAGCTCTATCATAACCCATGTTAACCAGGTCAGCTCTTGTGAGCAATAATCTTTGTGCTACGAATGATGACTCTTCTATGCTTTCTGCATCTTTGTTAATAATAAAGTGATCTGGATTAATATTCTCAATCTTAACTCGGCTGCAATCTTCTGTCTTTTCTAATACAACATCATAGGTTGATGGAGGAGCTTGAACTAGTGGCTCACCTGTCATTGGGTCAACACCAACTTGCACAGGCTCTTGTACGTTCTCTTGTTGTTCTATTATTTCTACGCCTTTATCGTTAAGAAGCATCCCTAGCTCTTCTTGTGATACGGCAGTATATGTTTCTTTTGTTTTACTTACATTCTCATCGTAGTAACAC